CTCAAATCGGTTTCTCAAAAGAAGCAACACCGATAAGATGTTTTTCTGTCCAACGAAAGAAGATGTTGTTCCAAAACTGCCAAGCGATGATTTGGCCGTCCAATATCCTAGCACTCACTTCACCAATGGAGGGGGAAGACCGATGCTCCAAATTGAACAGATTGATTACGACTTGGATGAAGCTCGAGACTCTGTCAGGACAGGAATAGAATTGGGAGACCTGAAACTACCAATTGTAATCAGGTTTATGCAACTTGCTTTGGACAAAGTCAAGGCTACCCTTGATGATGATTGGGAGACATTTGGGGTCAAAATAGGTTCTAAAGGAGACTCTATTAGCCCGATGGACCTATTGGAGGTCAAGTTGATTAAGACTCCCAAACTTCAGTCTAAGACTTCTAAGAAAGCCTCAGAAACTGATGACCACTGGATGCTTTTTTGGATTCTGGCCCATTACAGAATTGGGAAGACCCAAAATCAAAATTACAAGGATTCTCTGATCACTCGTTTGAATGAAGTGATTAAGACGATAAACCATGAAGCTGTTGACATAAATGAAGGGAAAGGGACAACCAGTGGATGGGTTAACAACTCTGCTTACTGTAAAATTGCTGCTGTCGTAGACATGTATTTTTTCAAATTCAAAACTGAGGAATTCTCAGATCTTAGAATGGGAACTTTGGTATGCAGATTCAGAGACTGTGCTGGTCTTCTCGCGTTTTCACATGTCATCAAAGTCACCAACTATGACGCCGAGAAGATCTTGGACTGGATCTTTTGCGGTTCCATCGGCTCAGAGATCATGAGAATGTTAAAGCCTGACCAAGAGCTGGATAAACCAGACTCTTATATGCCATACATGATGGATTTGGGTTTGTCCTCTAAGTCTCCTTACTCTTCTATCATGAATCCTCAATTTCATGCGTTTTCTCACATCATAGCATCTTTGTTGAAATCAGAGAGATCTAAGAATGCCAGGATATCAACAGAACAGAACATGTCCAATGTCTTTGCTAACGCTAAAATAGTGGCCTTTGTCACAAACAAGACGTTGGATATGTGCAAAGCTTTTGCCAAGAGAGGGGAAAGAAGTCCTGATGAAGAGATCGAAGAGGCAGGTGACATTGAAATTTCTGATGGTTCGGAGATTCCCAAGTCGTCTGACCCGATGGAGTGGTATCTTTTCTTGAAGGATAAAGATTTTGAGATTCCCAGAGAAATAGAAGAGTGGGTCAATGATGAATCGAAAAAGTTGGTCGGGTCCAGACCTAATACTGTTGGTTCATTCTTATACAACAATGCATATTGATCTAGAAAAAAACAAACCTAAACTTAACACCCATTATGGAAAACCTCTCAGACCTTTTGAAAAGCTACTCTGAATCTGGATTGAAAAGCACTTTCGAGGATATGAGTTTCCTAGAAGAGAAGATAGAAGAATTTGAGAGAGAACTCGACTCAGATGTCAAATCCCCCATCATCAAGGAGGAAGGGTCAGATTGGTTGGAGAAGTTTTTAAAGGATGATGATCAAGAAAATGAGCCCAAAGAGACAGAGAAGTCACCTAGAAAAGAAGACATTGAAAACCAATGGACAGATGAGCTGGACATTCAAAAGTCCCAGCCGGTTCTGACTGTCAAGATTGATGATCTCAAAAAGGGGAGAGATCTGGATGTCTTTTATCATCTAAAGAGAATCCTGGATCATATTAGTCATGAGAGTGGGACGACCGTGATAGGGAAGCCTGATTGGGGAACCAGGACTGTTGACATTCAAGTGTACTGTCATCACCTAAACTACACCAATCCGCATTTGTCTCGGTCCTCAGATGAATATGATTTTCCTCCCCCGCCACCAGAGGAAGAGCTAGCAACCTTGTGTCCCAAGGAGTCATTGATTGTAGAGGAGGAGAAAAAAGAGATGGAAGCTGAGAAGACAGAGTCCAAGACCCATCTCATCATCCCTGCTAAGAAGGGCGAAAAGAAACCATATCGGATTGACCTACATGGGTTTTTGCCTCAGACAACAGATGAGGTCAGATTTTGGTTAAAGAAAAATGGAATGTTGAGCAGAATGACAGTCTACGGTGACATCCCGAGATGGAAAACTGAATAAATCCTAGAAAAAAACTCAACACCGATAAGATGAATCGCCTGAAAAGGAAAGGAATGGAATTAGTCGCATGGAAGGACAAGAAAGACAAGAAGAGTCATATGGAACTGGAGAAGGCAACAGCCCCACTGTGGGTTTATGGAAATCCTACTGAGGAGACTGAATGGGATTTTGGGATCAGGGATACACCAACATCTGCTGAGTCGACTGAAGAAAGTTTTACTTTGATAAAGGGATCTTGGACGGCTTCGTTGAAGATAATCTCGAACAAAGGTTTTGGATCCCTAGAGGAGATAACACATCATGTAAGTATGATCTTAGATTCTTACAACGGGATGAATACCAATATGAGAGCGTATTTTGTCCATTTACTCCCATTGATCCCTCATTTGGGAGGGAGAAGAGATCAGACTCTGGACGCTTATGTATATCAAGGAGGTTACTCTGAGGTGATTGAATTCCTCTTTTCCAATCCTGACTCACCTTCCAATCGAGCTTGGGCCCACAGTCAGACCACAAAATTGACATTGGGCTCTTTGACCGCAAAAATAGAATACTCTGTCAAGTTTGAACCTTCTATCCGGAAAGCAGTCAGTTTCAAAATGATTTATTACTCTCCAACCAATGGTGGGAAGATTCCACCGATGAAGGAATACTCTTCTGATCTGTCGATGAGTGTTGATGACTCTTCTGATCCTGTCAAAATACTGTAAACCTAGAAAAAAACCAATCTGAGTGCAACACCCATCTCAAGATGGTCCCCTCGAAGACTTTGGGAGAGAGAATCTTGACCGAACTTCTGGAGTCACACGCACTCTTAGAGGAAGAAGAATTTGAAGCTGAGAGAGTATACATCTGTCGGGGAAACCCCGATCAAATTGGAGCATTGTATGCAAGAGCTTGTGTCTGGTTGGTCAATTTAGAGGCAATCAATCTATTAAGTTCTAACTGGGATTTAGATCATGAAGAGCCTGGGAAGCTGGTTGTCACAATCTTCGCATGATGTGCCTATCTACATCATCAAGTGGTTTGAAAAGGAAGAAGATGTGGTGGACTTTTACATAGATCTCTTCTTGAATGCTCAAGAAGTATCGAAGGAGATAGTGGTCAAGTTCCATCGATCCGTCATAGATCCTCTCTACGTAATCTTCGAGATCTCTTCAGGCCCCCTCAGTCAACACCCATGAAAAAAACCATCCTAGAGAGAGAGGAATGAAGGTTGTATTTATCATTTACACCCTACTGTTTAGTCACCTGAATAGCTCAGAGATTTTTGACGATGAAGAGAGCTCCTGTGACGGGAATGAGCTCGAAAAACTCCAATGCATGCTAGACTCTTTGAACAGTGGAGGAGTTCTCGAGAGTGTGCCCCAGACGTCAACATCACCCCAGGGGGTGGGGGCGATAATCTCTGGGATAGAAAAACCAAGTTTTTTCTTACAGCTCTTTCTGCCGTTCGCAATGGCATTTAGAGATTCTATCGTCTAAGCAAAACTCAAGGGGGAGGACGACCTCTCGGCTCCAACTTTAACACCCATGAAAAAAACCATGGAGTTGATCAAAGTCATCCCAGTGGCTTGTCTCCTGTACATCTTCTTGAGCCGACACATTTTAGTCGGACAATGCAAAGACAAGATTCAAACTGGGAAGAATACATCTCCTCCAAAGTCCAGAAATTTCAAGGGAAGTCCACCTGATTCTGATTCAGTCCTAGCCAAAACCAATTTGACACAAGAAGAAAGCAAGCGTCTCTCGAACATCTCTCAAGTATTAGAAAAGATAGAGGACAGAGATCTCGCAGAGTTCAAGAGGATAATTCTAGATAAAAATCTAGAAAAGTCTCTCTCAGAAGATAAAGATGGGAAAATACATCTGAATGCTCCTAAATGTGGAGAGAACGACAGTTACAGATGTCACAGAGTGAACAAAATCTTAGAAAATGTCAATGATAACATAGATCACCTAAATGATTTGTTGAGGAAGAGCTCGGGATCTAATCTCAGAGAGAAATTGCGAGAGCTTGATGACTCGAGTGAAGGTGGAGGAAAAGGGTCCAAGAGTGATGGACATGGAAGTTTCCTGCTTCATTACCCCATAACCGTAGGAAACTGGTCTGAGTTAGAAGATCCAACACTCATCAAATGCCCTTCTCACCATAGAAATCAAATCGGCCACAGTGGATCCGACAGGAGGCTTGATCTTGACATCATAGCAAGAAGACCCCGGACAAGCACATTCCAGACCTCAGTCCCAGGGTACATCTGTCACGGGATGAGATGGACATCTTCTTGTAATGAGATGTGGTATTTCGTCACATACCATGATCGGGCTGTAACCTCCATCACTCCAAACAAATTGAAGTGCATACAAAACATTCAGGCATGGAAGAGGGGTGAACATGTCAAACCCTACTATCCTCTAGAAGAATGCAATTGGAACGCTGAGACCACCAAGACAGTAGATTATCACATGATCATTCCTTACTCTCTTCGGGTAGATCCGCTCTCGTTGCAATTTGAAGGGGAGATCTTTTTAGACAGCCAATCCTGTAAACCGGGGGACTCCCTATGTTTCACAGATGACAATAGCAAAATATGGTTTCCAGATGATGATGATAAACTAGTGGCTACAGGTCATTGTCCGGATGAGTCTTGGGACGAATCTTCTCTGACCATTCATCCGGAGAAGATGCCCAATGATTGGAGTAATGAAAATACCTCTTGGAGCCAAGACTATATTTTGAAAGGAATCCTTTTTGGAGAGAAGAGAGTCCGCAGAAGTTGTCTGCTAGAGTTCTGTGGCGCGATGGGACTCTTATTTGAAGACGGGGAATGGTGGGAGATAAGTGTCTACTCTGCTGATTCAAAAAGAGAGTCTTTGACCAAGCTCTTTTTAAAAGAAGAAGGAATAAACAGATGTAACGGGACGGAAGAGAGAATCGGAGTGGCAGGGAAAGAAACAGATGAAAAAGCACTGCTAGATGCAGTCCTGAGAAAGACCGGATATGAGAAATGCAAGGCTGCGAGGTACAGATTGACTGAAAATAAACACTTGAGGCTAGATGATCTCAGCTACATCAATCCAAGAGATTCTGTAATGTGGCCTGCCTACCGAGTGAGGAGACAGTCTGAGGGATCAGAAAAATATTTTTCTCTTGAGACTGCTATGAGTGAATACGGGATGGTCCAAGTCACAAGATCTCTTCAAATGTTGGGCCAAAAGTGCTATGGAGTCGAAAATTGTTCTATGATTGTAGGATACAACTTAGGGAAAGAAATCAGAAGTGATGATTGGACCCCATCGGGTCACCCAGGAGTCTATGTCGGGATAAACGGGTTGATTAGGAAGGATGACGAAAACACCTCTAGGATCTATTATCCTCCTTTGTCAAAAGAATATGAGAGCGTGTTCTCAGATAGCGGAGAGATGGAAGATGAAGCGTACATTTATAAACCCGAGATCAAACACAAAGGAAACGTAAATCCTAAGAAAGATGACGAAGACTCATCAGAAGAAGAGAAAAAGAACAAGACTCCTCTAGATGACTTGTCAGATTGGTGGAAGAAACTCAAAGGGGAATGGAAATTGATCAAAGGAATCATTGTGAGTTTCCTAGTGTTTTTAGGATTGTACTTGATCATAAAGTGTTGTTTAAAATTACGAAGTGTAATCAAAGAGAAAAAGATCAAGAAGGTAGTCGATGAAGAAAAATCCCTGGAGTTGAAAGAGAGGAGAGCAGAGCCTAACATCTATGAAGAGATCAATGAGACTTCTCGTCCTAGAGTCAGAAGAGGAAGGAATTACTTTAACTGAGGATGGCAAACTTACTTCAAACCTATAGTCTATTCAACACCGATAAAATCGGTCCTAGAAAAAAACTGGGTTCGCCAGAGCTTTTCTTAGAGCAAGTGACTCAAGTCCCATGTCCTCAATAGATAGTGGTGTCATGACTACTCGGTCCAAAAGATCTTCTGGAAGGTTCATGGGTCCGATAAACTCCAAACTAGCTCTTAGTGTTTTTGTCCTGATCTTGGTTCGAATCACAGTGACTAGAGGGTACCAGTTGGCTACAAAAGGGTGTGATGAGTACAATTACTCATACATCGTTGATTGTGTGGAGGGATCTTATTTTGGACTTTGCAAAATAAAGACTTTGGGAGATGTATGCCACTGGTACGGGCTCGACAACTGGAAAGCAGAAGTGTGTCATGTGTACTTGAACCGCTATCACGATGATGAATTTGCCAACCTGTCTTTGGACTCTGATAGGGGATGTGAAGAGGTACAGGAGTATCTTGCTCGAGGGCAAAGCTCCAATATTCTTTGAGATGAAGAAGAGTGACTCCATCTTGTTAAAGACCCCATGTTGATCCAACACCGATGGAACCCGTCCTAGAAAAAAACTGGGGCGGAAACATCTTAGAGGGGTTTGGGAAATACTGGGTTGAAGTTCGTTATTGGGTTAGTGTCTCTTTCTGGTTTTTCATCGGAATTATTTTGATTAAAATTATCAAGAGCCTGGTCCTCATTGGAGAGAAGATAGTCAGTTGCAGTGGAGCCATTTACTCTATCATCAAGAAACATTGTCTTAGAATTAAAAGAACTACAAGAAGAAGAAGGAAGATAAAGAAACATCATCACAATGATCCGACTCGTTAAATCTAAAGAGACGATGGAAGATTACCTGTTCTACCGCAATTTGGGGGAGAGATTAGTGGATATGTTCCCAGAGCTATTCTTCCTCTCTATAACTAGGAGCGATAATGGAGTAGTGTCTCTAGACTTAAACTGGAGGAAAGGGACCCCTATCCTGTTAATTCCGAGGAGGCTCAAGACCCAGAGAAGATTCGTCTCCTATCGTCCAGGACGAGATATTTATCTGGTCAGTGACTTTTTGTATGGAAAGGTCGGACTCAAAAAGTCTCAGATAGACTGTACGTACTCTCTAATTATGAAAGGGAAGGCCGCCATCATCTCCATTCACGGGTGACAACACTCCTAGAAAAAAACAAGTCATGGAACCTGAGGAGTTAGACAACAATTGGAATTTTGATCACGACCCCTATTGGGAAAATGATGTGGATCCCTCTTCAGAGATATCGGCCAACAAAGAGAATGCAAAACTGCTGTTTAATCAAGATTACAACCTAAACTCCCCCATATTAAACGACACTAGGTCAGATTTTCTCAACATTCTTGAGTCCACCTGGGGATACTCAGGGAAGATAATAGCCTTAAACAAAGAAGAAGAGGAATCCCTGAGAGCTGACTTACAAGAGATCCTTAAGTTGGAGATCTACACAAAAAAAGAATGGAAAGAGTTGATATGTTCTAATAGTTCAGAGTCTAAGACAGTGTCCTTGTGTCATCAACTTTTTTTCTTGGTCGACCGCAATCGCAAAATGGATAATCTAAAGTCAACGTATAAAAGTATGCTAGAGAGAGCGCTAAAACATACTCTGGAGACAAAAGAGATAGGAGAGACTTTCTTCCGACAACCCTTCAAATTTCCCAAATTGGAAATGTTGACGGGAGATGATAAGTTACTGGAGTGGGGAGGATGGTTTGTGCTCTTGCACACTTTCACACTCGCAATGAACTGTCGATCAGAGCAGGAATTCAGAGAGGCGATAGGTTGGAATAAAGATATAAAAAGATGGAAACAAGTCCGGGACCAAGAAAGAACAATCAGGATTATCGGTCAAAACAAAGAACACAGCAGACCAGGCAGGTTTTTGGATGAAGGAATACTGTTGGAAACAACATCATTAGGACCGATAATAATGTGGAGAGAATTTTTGTTTCTGATAAGGGATAAACTGTTGCTAAACAAAAATCAGGTCATGATGTACAAAGATACATTGTTAGCAAGAAGTCAGAGCCTGCTGTCCATAATGATAGATGGAGGAGAAGAAGGAGATGTCCGTTCGGGAACACTCAAAAGACTATACAAACTGGGGGATGACATAATTACGAACATGGGGACAGAAGGATATAACCTGATCAAACTCCTAGAACCGATGAGTGTATCAAGAATCCAGGAAATCTCCGATGAGATTAAACCACTCTTCCCTCCCTTTGAAGATTTCAGGAACCACGTTGAAGCAAAGAGTAAAGAATTCGATAAGGATGAATCAAAATGGGGGAGCAGACTTTACTCGTTGGTGAGGAGTCAAATTTCTTTTGATATCTTGCTAGATATATTTTCTGCGTTCAGACACTGGGGTCATCCGTTTATAGATTACAAAGACGGACTAAGAAAACTAAAAGAACAAGTCAGACTTGAAAAAGATATTGATGAAGATTATGCGGAGGCCCTCGCCTCAGATCTTGCCTTCAAGATCTTGAAAAGCAAATTTTTAGAAGACAAAATCTGGTATGTAGATATTGAAAAGTTAGACAAGAACAACCTCATGTACCAATTTGTAGAAGAAAACACTTGGCCCAATCAGACTATCATCGACAAATTTGGGGATCAATGGCATTTGCTCCCTTTAACCAGATGTTTCGAGGTTCCAGAGCTCTTCGACCCTGCTCAAATCTACTCTGACAAATCTCATTCGGGAACTAGAGAAGAAGTTCTAGATTACTTAGCAAGAGATAGGAGAGGGCCTATTAGAACAAAGAAAGTCTTGAAAACAATGTTGGAAACACCAGAAAGAGACTGGAAGGCTTTTTTTGAGAAGATAGACAAAGAAGGGTTTCCAGACAACTCTTTGATTATAGGTCTAAAGGGGAAGGAAAGAGAACTCAAGATCATGGGGCGTTATTTTGCTCTCCTCACATGGGACCTAAGAGATTATTTTGTCGCAACAGAATTTTTGATCAAAAAATTCATAGTCCCTTACTTTGGAGGCTTGACGATGGCAGATGATCTTCTTGGAGTGATCAAGAAAATGTTGAGTAATGCCCACGGCCAAGGTAGACCAGATTACGACTTCATCACGGTAGCCAATCACATTGATTATGAGAAATGGAACAACCATCAAAGGGATGAATCAAACAAAAGCATATTCAGGGTAATGGACAATTTTCTAGGTTATAACAACCTCATCTCCAGAACTCATGAGATTTTCCAAAAGTCTTGGATTTATTACGCAGGTAGATCGGATGTTCTAGAAAGAAGAGGAAACAAGATCGTTGACATTTCACCTGAGGGGTGTTTCTTTTGGGAAGGGCAAGCAGGTGGATTAGAAGGGTTGAGACAGAAGGGCTGGACCGCAGTCAGTTTTCTTGTGGTGGAGAGAGAATCTAGAAAAAGGAACACGCTAGTCAAGGTGCTGGCTCAAGGGGACAACCAGATTGTGACGACTCACTTCAAGACAAGAAAGACAAGAACTTCAGGAGAATTGGTCGAATCCCTCATAGAGATCAGAAGAAATAATGACATATTGATGCAATCTATAGTCAATGGTACCAACCGATTAGGACTCATAATCAATGATGACGAGACAGTCAAATCTACAGATTTTTTGATCTATGGGAAAGTTCCTATCATACGATCACAAATGAAGGGGCTCCCCATAAAGAGATGGTCTAGGGTCAACTGTGTCACCAACGATCAGTTACCTAGCATGGGAAGTGTGTTATCTTCTGCTACTACTAATGCTCTGACGACCTGTCATTTCTCTCCAAATCCTGTCAATAGCGTAAAAAATCACTTATTTTTTAGTAACCTGGGAATAGAGTTGGTTTGTTTTTACAACCCTGCTTTGGGGAAAAGTATGATCTGTGAAGAAAATTACTTCAAAGACTCCATTCTGGATCCCTTGGGAAGAATCATTTTGATTTATCTCGATCCCTCTTTGGGGGGGAGATGTGGAACCAATTTGAACCGATTCATGATCAGAATGTTCCCAGACCCCATTACTGAGGGACTCAGTTTTTGGAAAGATGTCGGAGAAAGGAGTGACAAGATCTCGATTCGAAATTTGGCAGCAGAAATTGGGAGACCTGAATTGAAAAGAAGGGAAGTGAAAGACTTGGAAAAATTGATAGAGGATCCTACTTCTCTCAACTTCAAAAAGACCCCTAGCATTCAGGGTATTCTCAAGAATGAGGTAAAAAGGTCTCTCCTCAGAAAATCTTATATGATCAACAATAATATAATGAAATTGAGTCTCAGATTTCATGAAGAAGAAGAAGAGAGATACATACGATGGTTACTGTCAATCCGACCACTTTTTCCAAAATTTCTCAGTGAGTGTTACGGGGCTTCTTTCCACGGGATGGTCAAAAGCCTAATCGGCTTGTTTTCCAATTCTAAATCTATTAGAAATGTATGCAAAGAAGACTATCGAGGAGATTTATTCAAGATTGTGATGAATTTTGAATTGGACATCCTAAAATCAACTGCAGAATTGGTCAATCGGTCCAGAAGATCGCATGGAAGGCTATGGACATGCAGTTCAGAGTTAGCAGACGATTTGAGAAGAAGATCTTGGGGCGAGGAAATAGTAGGAATGACAATCCCCCATCCAACTGAATTGCTCTGCCTCCCTTACAGATCAGAGACATGTAGAGACTGTTCTGCTACCGAAGGGACTGTGTACTTAACAGCTCTCTGTCCCCAAGGGATTCAAAGAGGTAAAGGAGCCAAAGGACCATTCGAGCCCTATTTAGGCTCAAACACCTCTGAAGGGACCAGTGTATTGACTCCCTGGGAGAAAGAGACTTCGATCCCGTTGATCAGAAAAGCTATGAAGTTGAGAAACTGTATCTCTTGGTTTGTAAAAGAGAAGGGAAACGTCAGCAATGCCATATTAAATAATCTAAGAGCCTTGACTGGCGATGAGTGGGATCAAGACCTTTCCGGATATCAGCGGACTGGCTCAGCTTTGCACAGATTCGGATGCTCCCGGGTTAGTTCTGGAGGATTTTGTGCGAGTAGCCCAGAGCTCCCTTCCTGGATCGTGATGACATCAGACACATTGGGCTCCCTTAACGAGACGAACCACGACTTCATGTATCAGTCATTGTTTATATACTTTCAGGCATTACTGATGGTGGATGTCGAAACATCTGCTCCCGGAATCTGGCATTGCCACATAAAATGTAGATCCTGCATCAGAGAAATACCGGAACTGTTCCTAGAAAGTGAGTATCCATTTGAATTCAAAGATGTGCATCACTTTCTAGAAAAGTGGGTACCGAATATGAGAGACACTTTTTCAGAGAAAGCCAGGACAGTCATGGTAGATTCAAGGGACTGGGATATCATTCATAGAGAGAACAAGTCGTACTACGTGGGAAAAGTCCTAGGTTATCTGTACGGGGACAAAATCCTTAACAAAGGCCAGAGCGCTGAAGAAAGCTCACTGTACCCTTTGTCCATCAGATTGAAATTGAACCCACAAAAATACCTCCTTGGAATATGCGATGGAGTACTCATCTCTAGTAGTTTATCCATACTGCTGAGGAGAAATGTAATTAAGGGAAAGAGAATTGATCAGGCTTTGATGGGATCTTCATCATGGGTTATGAATGAATTGGTGAGGCAAGAGAAATTTTTGCACTTCTTGAGTGGTAGCTCAGTATTGGGGTATCTGCTCAGACTCCCCCATAAGCCCATCGCTTCTTATCCTCCCAATGGAGTAGAACTGGGGTACATGTTCAGAACCCAGGCAATCAAACTGATAGAGTCTACAATAACCCAGGGGAGAAAAGAAAAGAAACGGTTGAACAATTTGGAATCTATCTGGATATTTTCAGATGTGAGAGACAACAAAATCGTAGGATCGATGATAATCGGATCTCTTGTGGTTATGAAAATAGTCTCATCTTCCAAAAAGAGAGATATAGGATGGATGAAACAGATGCAGCAAGCTTACATCAACATATTGGACAAGCAGAAAGAGACTCTTTTACCAGTTGTTGGAGAAATGGTGAGAAGCTTGCATATTTATGGAACTGATTCTGAGATCAGACATTCTATGAAAGAAGAACCAGAGTTTGAGGCATTCGAGATGGATTATGATTTCGGAGAAGAAGAGGAATCAGGTTATGTTGTGTCAAGGGACTTGGACGACATCTTGGTATCCGGCGAGACAGGTGAGACTGACGAGATCAAAGCTCCCAAGATTCAAAATCCGCTAATCTCCTCTCTACGATTGGCTCAGATTGCAACTGGAGCACATTATAAGCTGCGGAGTATCTTAACAGAGAAGCGAATAGAGTATGCAGATTTCATGTGCTTAGGAGATGGATCAGGAGGGATGACAAGTTGCTTGCTACGATTCAACAGATTATCTAGAGGGTTATTTAACAGTTTGCTAGACCTTTCATCTACACCTCTTCGCGGGATGAAACCAGGACCTCCCTCAGCAGTCCTGGAATTAGGGTCAGAAGCAAAGAGATGTGTCAACCTCAACACGTGTTGGGAAAATCCGAACAATCTTTGCTACGGGGTAACTTGGAGGTATTTTGAGCGAGAAGTGCAGAGGAAAGCTTTAAACGTCACCCTCATTGTAATCGACGCTGAATTCAGGGATGAGACTATGGCAAAAAACATCGAAGAAAACCTGATCCTCTTTGTCTTGCGGAGTGGGAAAGCTGCGACCATAATTTACAAATCATACTTCGACAGGCTTAAAGAGAAGAGCTGTGAGCTCTTGAGAAGGAATGCCTTGTTCAAAAAAGTTCAATTTTGTGTAACAGAGTTCACATCGTCTGGGTCTAGTGAGGTTTACCTTGTCGTAGAATATGACCCGGGGAAGAGCATCATACAGAGGCAATACACACAGTCAACGGTTTCTGCAAGCCTTAAGAAGATCTGCTACTGCTTCAAGACAGGAGCAGACGAGTTTAGAAGGGCTCTAAATTTGGTCAAGACAAAAGAGATGCTCAAAGGTGTACCTTTAAGGCTTGTCCCTAGAGGAATGGAAGAGCTAGTGAGTATCATGACATTCTATGGGGTTGAGTCTGGGCACGCCATGAAATTGGCAGGAGAAATGAGAGGTCATGGAAGGGATAAGGAGAACTGGCTGTCCACCATATTTTCACTGGCCTCGAACAAGCATCTCAACTGGAGTCACTACCCATCCAAACCAACCTGGTGTAGTGACGGAGAAGCGAGAAAAATCCTCTGTCTATATGTCTCCGCGTTATTCGTACAGTCGATTTGGGAAGAGAAGTTCCAGTTATACGTCTTGGGGGAAGAGTTTCTCAGAGCTGGAGGGAACATCAGGTTTGATGGACAATCAATCGAAATAAAAACAGGGCGTACTCGACATGACGTCAAGGGTCTGTATCTTGACGACAAGATGGCACTGCTTGGAGGAACTATCCGAGCTTTCTTTATGATCTTTGGCTTTGAGAAGAGAAGCCTGTCTCCCAAAGAACATGACCTGAAGGTCAAGGATTACAATTCTGGATGTCGATCTAAAATTATGAAGAGTAAGTTGAAATTGCCCCATTCATTCTGGACCTAGAAAAAAACACACATCTTTCTCTGTTAAAGCAGAGATGAGATTTGAGTGTTTT